AGCTGAAAGCTAAAAGCTGAAAGCTAAAAGCTGAAAGCTAAAAGCTGAAAGCTAAAAGCTGAAAGCTAAAAGCTGAAAGCTGAAACCGGAAAGGGCCGGCCACAGAGGCACAGAGAGCACAGAGAACGGAACCGAAAAGCTGAAAGCTGAAAGCTGAAAGCTGAAAGAAGGCATGAGCGTTGAGGTCATCAAAGCGAGCTTCCCCCACTGGCAGTCACCCGACGGCGCGGTGCTGCTGGTCAACGCCGACTGCCTCCAGGTGCTGCCGCTGATTGAGGCGGGGGCGGTGGATGTCATTTGGACCGACCCGCCCTACGGCCACAACAACAACAACGGCGACCTGATCGCGCGACGGGAAGCGGCGCTTGGCAAGGGCGAGTACGTTCCGGGCGAGACGGATCGGCCAATCGCCAACGACGGGCCGGAAGAAATGCGGGCGGCGGTCGACGCGATGCTTAGGGAAGCGGCCCGCGTTATGAAGCGCGACTGCTGCTGCTGCTGCTGCTGCTGCTGCGGCGGCGGCGGCCCTCGCCCGACGTTCGCCTGGCTTGCCGAGCGAATGGATCGCGACGGCCTGGCGTTCTTCCACGCGGTTGTGTGGGACAAGGGCGGGCTGGGCATGGGCTGGCGCTACCGCCGCAACTACGAAATGGTGATGGTGGCGCATCGGCGCGGCGGCCGGCTGAAATGGGAAGCCACAAGCAAGGGGCCGGAAACGGCAAACGTCGTGCGGCTGCCGAAGATCATTCCCAGCGCCGACGACCACCCCACGCCGAAGCCGGTTGAACTGGTGGCGCATTTCCTGCGGCTGCACGCCAAACCGGGCGACGTCGTACTCGACCCGTTCATGGGCCACGCCCCGGCCGGCGTTGCCTGTATTCGCGCGGGGCTGGGGTACATCGGAATCGAAATCGACCCCGGCTATTTCCAGATAGCCGTAGACCGCTGCCGCCGCGAGCTTGATGTCAAGCGTGGGCATGGGCCGACACTCCCGTTGCTGTCCGAGGTAGGAACATGATCGAAGAAGCCATCCACGCCTGGCTGCTGGGCATTGCGGAAGTGGCCGCTGCCGGCGGCAGGGTGTACCCCGTGCTGGCGCCGGCTGATGCCGCCGCCCCGTACATCACCTACCGGCTGCTGCGCTCGCCACGCGCCTACACGCTCGGCGGGCTGTCTGGCCCGGGCCAGTCGGTCTACCGGCTGACGATCTGGTCGAGCGGCTACCTCGCCGCCCGCAACCTGGCCGCGGCGACGGACCAGGGCGCATATTTGGGTGCCAGGCGCCGAGCTGCTGCCATCGCAGCGGGCATACCGCGTCGAGCTTCGCCGGCGGCGGAAGCTGCTGGGGCTGGGACGCACGAGCTACTGGTGGGTCATCATCCACATCAACGGCCAGGTGCTGGCCACGAGCGAGACCTACACCACGCGAGATGCCTGCAGGGACACAGCCTGCCGGCTGGCCGAGGAGCTGGGCCTGGCCATTCACGTCAACGACTGAACTCCGAACTCAGAACTCCGAACTCAGAACTCCGAACTCCGCCCGGGAAAGGACGCCCATGAACGCAACCGCAACCGCCGCCGCCGAACCGGCCGCCAAGGCCACGTCGCTTCTTGATGATCCGCAGCTTCAAGCCGCCGCCGGCACGCCGCGCCGCCACAAGCTGCACTGGCCCCAGTGGGAACGCTCGATGCTGCTGGAGCTGACCGCCATGGGCAACTCGCCCGCGGAGCTGGCCCGGCGGCTGGACCGCTCGGAGGCCGGCGTGGTGGAGATGATCGAGAGGCTGCTGCGCGGTGAGGCCGAGTGCCCGGCCGATGCCGCCGACACGCTGAAGGACCTGCGGGCCGCACGCGATGCCGCAGCCCCGCCGGCCAAGCCGCCGGCGCTTGGGTCCGAGGCCTCGCTGGTCTACCGCGACCTCACCCGGCGGATCGAGACGCTGGAGGTGCGGCTGGCCGGCCTGAGCAGCTCGCTGAGCCAGCTCGCCGAGGCCACCCGCGCCATCACCGATCTGCTGGAGCTTTGCTTGGCCCTGCAGCGGGCGACGTGGGCGGCCATTATCGCCGAGGATGAGGCCGCCGCCCGCGACCTGATTGCCCTGGATGTGCCGCAGGCCGAGGCGCTGCGGATCCACCAGCTGGCCGGCAACCTCCGCCTGGCCTACGAGGGCCGCTCCAAGCTGGCAGCCGCCACGCCGGCGGCGGCACAGGCGCAGGCGCAGGCGCCAAAAAGCGAGGCCGTCGACGACTCAGCCGAGTGCGCATCGGGCGGCGGGCCTCGCTGGCAGGATAAGCCGCTGGCGGGCCTGCTGGCCGGTCAGCCGGCCATAGTGGAGGCGCTGTCGTCGCTGAAGCCGCCGATCCTCACCGTGGGCCAGTGGGATGAGCTCGTCGAGAGCGGCCGGCCTGGGCCCCTGGGCGAGGGCCAGCGCGTGCTGGTGGAGCGGGCGGTGGATGCGTTTAAGCGCGGGGGAGTGGACCGGACGGTGTAGGGCACGGCGGAAAGCTGAAAGCTGAAAACTGAAAGCTGAAAGCCCGGAAACGGCCGCCACTCCCGGCTACTGGCTCCCGGCTACAGGCTACGGGCAACGGATGGCTCTACGAGACTTCGACACGCCGGCGGTGCGGCGGATCATGCGGGCCGCGAAGATCGGCCTGGGCCTGCCGATGGGCGTTGGCCGGCGGCATAGGAATCTGGCGAGCGATGAGCAGCTTTTGGCGAAGGTGAATGCGTGCTGCCGCGAGCTGTGGCGGCGGAAGGGTTTGACCATGGATGGGTTTTGCCGGGCACACGGATGCATCGGCGAGGACAGCGGCGACGGTCTCTGCGAGAAGTGCAGCGCCCGCTGGCGCCAGGGCAAGGAGGTCAGGCTCGCATCGCCCCTGCCGGTGAATTCGCCGCTCCGCCCCAGCCGTCCCGATGATCGCCACGCGGGAGATTGGGTCGGAAACCCCGAAACGATCCCGGGCGACAACGACGCGAGAAACTCACGAAAGCGCCGTCGGATCTGCTGGCACCGTGCGACTGCGCCGCCGCTTGATGGGCCGGATGATGATGATCATTTGCAGCCTGCCGCCAATGAAGACGCCACGGGTGAAGTGACGCGAAAAAAGATGCGTTCCTAAGTCAGAAACGAGGCCAAAGTCATTTTGTGTTTTTCCAGTTAACAAGGAGAGAACGTGGAAACCAATCATCGCGTAGCCCTGGAGCACATCCAGTTCATGACCACAGACGCATTGAGGGAGTTGATCAACTCTGCCGAGGCGATCATTGCGGAGCGGTCATTCAAGGAGGGAGACCCGGCATTCTTTGTGAAACGTGCCGCTGCCGGAGATCGACCGGAGCTTTTCATCATCCAGGGGCGCGTTGCCAACACGCACAATGGATGCGTGCGGATCAAGTGCAAAGGGGATTACACCTGGAAGTACGCAATTCCGGCGTCGCGCGTTTTTAAGACGCTGGAACTGGCACAAATAGCGTTGAAAGAGCGTCTTAACTCGTTGGAATCCAAGGTGTTATCGGCGTAATGCCGTTTGGAATAAGTTTCATACAAAAGTGACAGGAGCGGCAATGCCAACTAAGCCAAAGGCCAGAAAGCCAGCGTGCAAGCCGTGCTCAGCGTGCGGGAATAAGCCGACCTACGAGCGCATCCTGGGCAACCGGAACCGCAACTGGTTTTTGTACAACTGCCCGATTTGCGAATGGGATGGCCCGGCGCAGCCAACACTGCGGGAGGCCGCGATTCATTGGAACAAGCGGCAGCGGAGGGCGCGTGTTAACTGAATCCTTCAACATTGGCGTCCCCTTCGCCACGGCCGGCGTCGAAGCTGCTGCTGCTGCTGCTGCCCCGCACGAAGCGCCACAACCTCCAGAGGAGAACACGATGACTTGCCGACAGCCCGCCTGCCAAGTGCCCGACTGCCCAAGGCCCGCCGCACACCGCGGCCTGTGCACCACCCACTACTACCACGCCAGCGGCCGGGGCGCTGACCAGGCCGCCCGGCAGCTTGCCCAGCGGTACATTCTGCCCAGCCGCCGCGGGCGCCGCAAGCCGGCCCAGGAGCAATCCGCCAACGAGGCGCTGATGGCCGCCCAACACCGGCCGGCTGCCGGCCCAGCCGCCGGCGATCCATCGCCATCCAGCGCATCGACGGCCGCCGCCAAGCGAATCGGGGAGCTCAAGGAGATGCTGGGCGTGCTGAACATCCCATGCCACGACCTGACTGGCCTGCTGCCGGGCGTTCACGGCGACGTGTTCGTCATCGGCGGCCGGAAGCTTATCAGCATCGGCGGCGACGGGAAGATCGTCACGCTGACCATCACGGCATCAGCCGGCGCCGAGGCGGTGCCGGCATGAAAGGCTCGACCCCTGGCCCCTCAACCGATGCCGTCCCACCCAAAAACCTTTGCGGCGATGAGCTGCTGAAGGCTGTGCTTAAGCCGCGGGCGCTGACGCCCAACGTGCCGCCCCTGGATCGGCAGATGTACAGCGACGGCAAGCGCATCCTGGCGCCCGCCCCGGCGAACCTGCGGGCCATCGCTCAGGGGATCATCGAGCTGGTGCACGAGCACCGCCACCTGCGGGCGGCCCGCGTGGCCCTGCTGGTGGAGCGGAGCGAATCCACGGCCGACAAGCTCGCCGCCGGCCAGCGGGTGGTGATCGGCCGGGCCCGAAAGTGCGGGCCGATGGAGCGGCTGCTCTCCGCGCCGCCAGCGCCCGCCGCCCAGGAGAAGGCCGCCGCCGGCAAAAAGCCAAGCAGCGCCGAGATGGCCGATGCATCGCTGGTGTCGGGCCTGGCGGGCATGGATTTCATCGTCAAGCTTTCGGGCGACTGGCTGACTGCCTGCGGCTTCGGCGACGGCACGACCGAGGGCCTGCAGGCGGCGGCGGCGCTGATCGACCACGAGCTGGCCCACTGCAGCACGCGGATCGCCGGGGAGTTCGTCAAGCGGGCGGAGCTGGCCTCCTACGTGGTGAGCCTGGGCGAGCTGCACGTCGAGACGTGCGACGACATCCAGAACGACAAAGGCGAGGTGCTGGTGCGCTACATGGTCCGCGAGCCGGGCGGGAGCTACCGCTGGGCTTTACGGCGGCACGACCTGGAGGAGTTCTGCGGCGTGGTGGCCCGCTGGGGCGCGTGGGACCGCAGCGTCGGCAGGATGGTGGATGTGCTGGTGCACCGCGATGGGCCGGCCCTGCCGCTTGGCGGCAGCCACCAGCGGGCGGCGGCAAAGGCGACGTGAGAGCAGCGGGCAACGGGCAACAGGCAACGGGCAACAGGTAGCCGGAAGCCGGGAGCCGGGTGGCCACAGAGGCACAGCGTGCTCTACGAAGCTCGAGCGAAGCAGAGAGAGCACAGAGGACGAAGCGGAGAAGCTGAAAGCTAAAAGCTGAAAGCCAGAGACACCGGGACCTACGACCTATGACCCATGACCTTTCATCCGCCGCCAACATCGAGTGCGGCAACCCGCCGACGGCGGATGATCTGGTCCAGGCGCTGAACGTGGTGAGGCGGACCGGCTGCCTTTCAGTGCGGGTGCTGCGGGTCCTGCTGGAGGTCAGCAAGGATTCGGCGAAGCAGCTGGTGCAGTGCCTCATCGAGCGACGTTACGCGGCATGGGATGACGATTCGCAACTGCCGGCGACGGCAATGGTGAGCGACGAAGAGATCAGGAACAACGAGGCGCGGCCGCGGAAGCCGGCCTCAGCACAACCAGGAGAGACGATGGCACGCGCGGCGAAGGCAACCGGAAGCCACAGAGGCACAGAGGGCACAGAGAACGGAACGGAAAAGCTGAAAGCTGAAAGCTCAAAGCTGAAACCTGAAAACGACACGGCCCCGGCGACCGGCTCCACGCTACCGGCTACCAGCTCGCCGTGCATCGGGCTGTTCGACATCAACGATCCCTGGCCCGAGGGCAGCATGATCACGCTGGAGCCGAGGTACGGCGCCAGCCACGGCCCGGTAAAGCTGCTGGAGGTGGACCTCGAGCAGAAGGCCATCACGATCCGCTTCAAGGGCGAGCCGACGACGGTCACCATCGAGGAATGGAACCGCCACTGGGCGACGTCGGTCCAGGAAGTGGTGTTCCCGAGGCCCGAGCGGGCGAAAGCTGAAAGCTCAAAGCCGAACGCTGAAAGCTTCGGGCGTAGCGATGAACCGGCTTCCGGCTCCGGGCTACCGGCTAGCGATTCGGCGGCTGCCACGCTGCCGGCCTCTCCTGGAAAACTGCCGATCCCCCGGCCATCCGATGTCGATCTGTCGCTGATTGACGTCGTGTCGAACGTGCGCAGCGCGGACAGTCTCTTCGGCGAGGACCTGACCAAGCTGGGCGACTCGCTGGCCACGCAGGGGCAAATCGAGGCCGTCAAGCTGATGCGCCTCCCCAGCGGCCGATACCGGCTGCTGGATGGTGAGCGGCGTTACCGGGCGGCCAAGGCCGAGGGGCTGGCGAGCCTGCGGGCCGAGGTCTACGACGAAGCGCTCAACGACGGGCAGATCCTCTGGTTCCAGTTGATGACCTTCGCGAGCCGCAAGGACCTCACCCACGGCGAGCGGGCGAGGGGCCTGGCCGCCTACGCCGCCAAGACGAGCCTCAGCGTCGCCGGGATCGCCAAGGCCCTGGGGCTTGGAGACGACGACGTGCGGAAACATTTGGCCTACCTCAAGTGGTCGCCGCTCCTGCAGGCCATGGTCGACGGCGGCAAGCTGTCGCTCAACAAGGCGATCACGGTTGCGAGGCTGCCGGAGGATCGGCAGGCCGACATGGCCGAGCACGCCTGGCTGCACGGGCTGTCGGAGTCGGTTCTGACGGAGCGGGTCAACGCTGCACTGGGCAAGGCCCAGCCCGGGCCGCTGGTTTCCGGCGGTAGCCAGGAGCCGGCAGCCGGCAGCCAGGACGCTGAAGGGGCGGAAGCCGAAACTCCAGCGATTCCCCAGAGGCCCACGCCGCCGGCGGATAACAGCTGGAAGGCCAGGCACGTGGCGACGATTGGCATGCCCAAGGCCGTCAGCGATGCGCTGGTGGCGGCGGGCCTGTGGTGCGCGGGGCTGGTCGCCAAGTTCCAGGAGACGCATGGGGTCAATTGGACGCGCGAGATCACCGGCATCGGGGAGGCGGCGCAGAAGGCCGTGGATGATGCGTTTGAGCGGCTGTGGATGCCCTCGCAGGAGGCAACGGGCAGCGGGCAACAGGCAACGGGCGGCGAAGGCCCCACGGATGAGCACGACCAGGTGAACCAGCGGCGCGCTGGGCGAGTGGCTGAAGCGCCGATCAAGGGCACTAAGGGGCAGACCCAGGCCGAGCGGCACGAGCAGGCCCGGCGAGACAGCGAGGCGGCCAGCCAGTTCGAGAAGGTTTTTGGCGTGCCGGCGAAGATCGCGGCCAACGCCAAAGAGACGGTCTTCTCCGTCAACGCCTCCACCGGGTTCGTCGAGGCCAGCAACGTCGATTTCACGGTCACCATCGCCGGCAGTCCGCTGGGCGTCCGCGGCTCGCTGAAGCTGCAACTCCACGAGCGCGACGCCAGGCGGCTCTACAAGGCGGCGGCCGCTGCGAAGAATCGCGCGGAGAAGGCCAAGCCCAAACGGTGAACACCGGAAACGGAAGGCCACAGAGGCGCGGAGAGCACAGAGAACGGAGCGAACTCGATGAGCAGCGGAACGGCCGGCACGTTTGATCTCACGACGCAACAAGTGCGAATGCTTCGCGTCCTGGGCATGGGACGCGGGAGGCACGCCCCGATGGCTTTTCTGGGCCGCGACGGCGGCGTGTTCGTAAGGGCCGGCGGCCGCCAGATCGACGGCTTCAGCAAGGCTGACGCGGATGCCCTGCACGCCGCCGGGTACCTCCGTTGGATCCGAAACGAGCAACGCTTCATCATCACGGCCGAGGGCCGCAAGCGGGCATGGGAGAGTGAATGAGCGATCTTCAGATACGGCCGGAGTGTCTGGGCGAGTTTCCCAAGTGTCCCCGTTGCGGGACCCATGGGAGGGTTAGCTGGAGAAAGTGGTGGGCCGGGACGGAATACATGGAGGGGCGCGTCGAGTGCTCAAACTGCGGATGGTTCGATCCACGAACCGAGCCTATTGAGGTCGGCCTGGGTGCCGGAGAAATTTTCATACCCTCCGCGCTGCAGGATTGGATAGACGCAGCTCGGCGGGCCGGCACCTCCATTGCGGAGGCGCCGAAATGAACGCTCGAAAGACCGGCACGCGGGAATGGTCGGAGCATAGCGTCAACTGCTGCGTCGGCTGCTCGCACGACTGTCTGTACTGCTACGCCCGCCTGCAGGCCCGGCGGTTTGGGCAGATCAAGACGGCGGCGGACTGGCGGCGGGAACAGCCGGTGGCGCCGGCGATCATCCGCCAGCCGCAGAACTATCACGGCCGCTACAAGGGCGTGGTGATGTTCCCGACTCGCCACGACCTGACGCCCGGCAACCGGGAAAGCTGCATGGCGGTGCTGAAGAAGCTGCTGGCCGCGGGCAACCAGGTGCTGCTGGTCACCAAGCCGCACCTGGAGATTATGCCCGAAGTGGCGGGCGTCGCGCGAGCTTATCCCAACGGGCCTTGGGAGACGGGATACCGTCACTTCGAGGTCCGCTGCTCGATCACGTGCCTCGACGACGACGTCCGCCGACAGTGGGAGCCCGGAGCGCCAGACATCCAGGAGCGGATCGAGGCCCTGCGATACCTCCACGCGGAGGGGATTCCCACGAGCGTATCCATCGAGCCGAACCTGCAGCCCGACCGCGTGCATCGCCTGGTGGAGATCATCAACCCTTACGTGTCGGGCACGATCTGGATCGGCAAGCTCAACCAGATGCAGGCGCGGCTCAAGTGGGCGTTCGACGGCACGCACGGCCTGCCGGCCGAGGATCAGGCCGCGTTGGCCGATGCCGCCAAGGCGCTGCGACTCCAACAGTCCGACGAGGCGGTCATGTCAGTCGTTCAGCGGCTCAAAGCGCATCCTTTGGTTCGCTGGAAGGACAGTTACCAGGAAGTCATCGAAAGGAACGGTGGCAAATGAGCACTGACAAAGTGGCGGGTGCGAAATTTAGATTGATGGTCAACCGCGAGGGCGTTGAGGTCGTGGCGGCACTGAGGGGGCGCAAGCGGGACGTGGCGCTGCGATTCTCGCCCCGCAACTTCTGGATCGGCATTCGCTATAGCACTTTCATGCCGATCATCAGCGTGCGCTGCGTGTGCGTGCAGATCATCCCGATGTTGGCCATCCAATTCGGCTGGTGGGTGGCTGAGCGTGCCGACGAGCAACAGCCCTGAAGCCGAAGGCCACAGAGGCACAGAGGACACGGAAAACGGATGAGGCGGCGAGAGCCGCGGAAGGGACAGAGCGATGGCAACCGTCATATTTAACTGCCCGTGCGGGACGCGGGCACGCGTGATGAGCAGCTACGTGACCAACCTGCCGCGAGCGCAGAGGCACGGCTACTGCGTGCAGTGCGTTAACGCCGACTGCCGGCGGGGGCTTGGCCCGCACGCGCGGACGGAGGCCGGGGCGATCCGGCTGTGGAACAAACAGGTGGGGCCGCTTCTCCAGCAGCAGGCAACCCAGCGGTAGCGCGGGCGGACGGCGGTCAACATTCGAGGCGCTGATGGATTGGCGCCGGCGAGAAGGCACGGATGAAACGAATCGACAAGCGAGTGCTGTACATCGAGGGCATCGGCAAGCTGCTGCCGGATGATGCCATCCGCAAGGGCCGCTCCAGCGCCCTGGACTGGGGCAAGTTCCGCTGCAAGGGCGACCAGTCGCCCGTGGGGATCATCTACATGCGGCGGCGAGAGGCGATCAAAGCCCTGGAGAGCGGGCCGGCGATCCTCTGCTGCTACGACGAGATCCTGATTCACTACGGGTTCGCGCAGATCGCCCCGCTGCGGGGATTCATCGTCAACTACGAGTTCAACTCGGCCACGCCGGGGCAGATAGCCCAGGCGGTCGGGCTGAGCGTGGCGCTGGTGGAGCAGGCCGTGCCGGCGCTGCTGGATGTGGGGCTGCTGGTGTGGGCGAAACGCCCCGATTTCGCCGACTGGATCAGGCGCGATGTAACGCAGTATACGGTTGAGCTCGCCGACGACGCCGACGACGCGGAGAGCACCGACGACCCCTGGAGACTCCAGGGCGAGGGGCGACGACCCGCCGAGGCCGAGGCGCCGAAGCGCAAGGGCGGCAACCGCAGGCGCAAGATGGATCGCCGGCTGGACGCGGCAGCCGCTGCCAAGGCCGCTGCCGCTGGACAGGACGGTGTCCGGCCATCGGCCGGAAACTTTCCGGCCGGCGGCCGGACAGCGGCCGACGCACGCGAGACACCAGACTCTAGACTCCAGACTCCAGACCCCAGAGACCAGACGCCGCCGGCGGCGTCGGCTTTGCCTTCGCCGCCTTCGGCTGACGGCTGCGGCAAGACGCCAGAGGAGAAACAGCCGGCTCCGGCTGCGCCTCCGCCGGCCGACCCCGCAGAGCCGACGCCAGAGGCACAGACGCCTGCCTCGCCACAGCAGACCGCCCCGCCACAGCCAGACGTGCGAGAAGCCCAGCGGGGCGATTGTGCGTTGCCCCTCGATGCACACGAGCCGCCGCCGACGGCTGACGCCAGTCGCGATAGCGGCCAACGCGAGGCTTTGGCAGCCCTACAGGCTCACGCCTCACTGCCTGCCGAGCCGCAGCCGGTTGAGCCGACCGAAGCCGACCCAGGGCCGGCAGGCGGCCCTGCCCTGCCCGTCGCCGACCTCACCTGGCACGCCGAGCGGATGGCCCAGCAGGTGTTCGACGTGCTCTATCCCTGCGATGCCGAGGTGGCCAGGCAGGGACGGATGTGCCGCGTCCCTCGTGCACCCGATGAGTTCAGGCGCACCGAACTGGCCGCCTTTGCCAGCGGCCTCAGCAAGGCACTGACTGGTCTCGACCAGGTTGGAGCGGTTCGCCTGCTGGAGTGGGCGCTCAAAGCGGCTCAGGGCACCCATCGCAAGCGGCCTCATACTGTCCGCGGCAGGCTGTTCATGTACGAGCTCAACAGCCTGATTCGGAGTAGGTTCGGCCGCTCATCAGGAGGGCCGAGGCATGGCCGAAACGACGCTTGAAATGGCGTTTGCAAATGGACGTAAAGCACCGTCAAGCAGCCGGATACATCGCGCAAGTGCGGGGCTAACAGCACGCAATGCGGGCGTGATTACGCCTCACAACATCATGGTAACACGTGGGTTACATCGCGGGTCCTTCCGCGCAAAAAAAACGCAACGGGTTTGGCTATTGACGCGGGGGCGTGCTTGGAGGGAAATTTTTAGGTGCTTTACCGACCGGGGTTTACGGCGCGAGTCACAGCGAGGTATGCATGGCGCGTAACCGGGCTCAACATGGCGGCGGGAAGCGGGCGAAGCGGCGTCGGGCGCCGGTTTCGCCGGCGGCGGTGCGCGCGGCGGCCATCGCGCATGCCACGATGGCCGATGCCGAGCGGGAACTTGGCATCGGCACGTCGTTGTCTGCCACGCTCGATGAGTTTGGCCACCTCGCCGAGGCGTGGAAGCGGGGGCGACTGCTGCGGTCGATCCGCGGGCTGGCCAGCGCGGCGGCGACCGTCCAGGAGGCCGCCCAGTCGCTGGACATGAGCGAGGAATCGTTGCGGGATCTACTGGAGCGCGACCGCGAGGTGCGAGACATTTGGAACCAGGCCCGCATTTCGACCGCCATCGCCGTCAAGGCCGGGCTTGTCTCTGCCGCGCGTGATGGCAAGGCTGCCGCCGTGGCGAACGTGATGGCGGTGCTTCGCCGCGAGATCGCCCAGCCGCGCGTGGACTACCTCCGCCTGCCGGTCAACCAGGCCGAGATTGCCATCGGCGTGACGCGCCAGACTTTGCACGACTGGCGAGTCAACCGCGGCGCCCCCTGCAACAGCGACGGCTCGATCAACCTGCCGGCCCTGTGGAGCTGGCACGAGGGGTACGTCGCCGCGCGTGCCGGCCTGCCGTCGGCCCGGGCATCGGGCCAGCTCGACCCCTTAAAGCTGGCCAAGGCCCAGCGGCTCCAGCAGGACCTCGCCCGCGACCGCGGCGAACTGCTGGACCGCTCCACCGTCGTCGCCGGCCTGGTCGCCCGGCATCAGCTTCTGGTGGCCGCCACGCAGCGGGCCGACCTGGAGTGGAGCGGCATGCTGGCCAACCAGCCGCCCGAGCGGATCAGCGAGCTGTTGCGGGCGTTTTTTTCCGAGCTTCGCCGCCACCTGGCCGAGTGCCCCGACTGGCTCCGCCTGCCCAAGTGGGCCGACGACGGCCTGGCCGACCTGCTGCGCCGGCTGGACTCACAGCACGCCGACGGCGCCGCCGCTGCCGTCGCCCCCGTGCAGTCGCCGCCGCCGGCGGCCGGCGCCACCGGAGGGCCCGCCTGATGGTGAGCTGGACCATGCCGCTGCCATTGCCGATGCAGCCGGAAGAGCGCGATGCGCTGGAGCCTCGCGACCGCCTGAGCGTCTCGCAGTGGGCGGCGGAGTTCCGCCAGCTCTCGCCGAAGACCACCGACCTGCACGGCCGCTGGAGCCACGAGTACGTCCCCTACGCCGTGGAGATCATGGACTCGCTGTCATCGCCCGGCATTCGCCAGGTGACGCTCCGCAAGAGCAGCCAGTCAGCCGGCACCGAGATGAGCTCGAACTTTCTGGGCTGGGCGGTCGATGAGTCGCCGGCCCCGATGCTGCTGGTGATGCCCCGCGAGGATGACGTCGTCCGCCGCGTGGCCACTCGCGTCAAGCCCATGTTCGAGGCCACGCCCTCGCTGCTGCGCCACCTGGGAGGCCGGATGGACGCCCTGAACATCGGCAAGGAAACCGAGCTCGACTCGATGATTTTGTACCTGGCATGGAGCACCTCCGCCGCCGCCCTGGCCGACAACCCCGTCTGCTACATCGTGCTGGATGAAGTCGGCAAATTCCCCTCCCGCGTCAACAAGGAGGCCGATCCGGTCAGCCTCGCCAAGGATCGCCAGCGGACGTTTTTCCATCGCTCGAAGCTGTTCGTGCTCTCATCGCCGGTGCACGAGGGCGACCTGATCTGCCGCGAGTACAACCGCGGCGATCGGCGCATCTGGTGGGCCCCCTGCGGCGACTGCCGCCGCTGGCAGCCGCTGGCCTGGAGCCAGGTGCAGCTCGACAAAACCGCCGACGGCCGGCTGCTTGAGCCCCAGGAATACCTCGACGGCGAGCACGCCCACTACGCCTGCCGGCACTGCGGGGCCCTGTGGGATGAGGCCCGCCGCTGGCAGGCCGTCTCGGCCGGCCGCTGGCTGCCCGACTGCTGCCAGCTTGATGCCGAGGGCCGAATTGACGGCCAGCTGCCGGCCACCACGCATCGCAGCTACCACGTGCACGCGCTGATGCTGCACCCGCACTTTATGACGATGGGCCGCATGGCCGCCCAATGGGCCGAGGCCCAGGAGCACCTCAAGGCCGGCGACGCGGGGCCCCTGCAGGATTTCATCAACTCCCAGCTCGGCGAGGCGTGGGTGGAAACCGCAAAGGCCGCCGACCCGCAGCAGCTCGCCAGCCACGTCGGCGAGGTCCCCATGGGCCTGCTGCCGGAGGCTGTGCAGGTGGTCACCGCCGGCGTCGACCTGCAGATCGACCACGCGTGGCTGATCATCCTGGGCTGGGGCTTCTTGTCGGAATGCTGGGTGATCCACGCCCAGCGCGTTGAAACCGGCGACACCAGCGTGCTGAAGAACTGGACACTCCTCCGCGAGCTGCTGGCGACGGTGCTGCCGCGGGCGGCCCGCCCGGAAATGGGACTGCCGCTGTCCAAGATCGCGTTCGACTGCAATTACCGTCGCGACGAGGTGCTCGATTTCTGCCGCCAGGCGGCCGAGCTGCCCATCGTGCCCGTTCGCGGCGACCCCGCCTGCCGCACCCTGATCCGCACGGCGAAGGTGGGCAGCGACATCCGCTACGACCTGAACACCGGGGCCTACAAGGATCGCCTCGCCCGCCTGGTGGAGTCGCGCTCGCCGGGCCCCGGCTACCTGCACCTGCCGGCCGACCTGGGCCAGTTGGCCCCGGAGCTGCTGGAGCATTTTTCGGCCGAGCAGCGCCGGCCCATACGCGACCGCCGAGGCGTGGTCGGCCACGAGTGGGTCAAGCGGGCCAACCGAGCCAACCACCTGTGGGATGCCGCCGTCTACGCCACCGCCGCCGCCGATTTGGCCGGGGCCAGGCTCATCCGCAACCCCGCCACGCCCGCGGCCCTGCCCCGCCAGCGGGCCGGCGTGATGGAACGCTACCGACGATGACCAACAACCGCCCCACCGCCCCCCGGCGCGTCGCCGGCGGCGGATCGGGGGCCAGACTTATGGGAGAACGCCGTGAACACGCTGCACGTCAAGAACCTGCCGTATGCCACCACCAACAAGGAGCTGTCGGATCATTTCGGCCGTTTCGGCGAGATACGCCGGGCCGTGCACTGCACCGACCGCGAGACGGGCAAGCCGCGGGGCTTCGGCTTCGTGGAGTTCGCCCACGAATCCGACGCCCGCCGGGCCCTGAAGGAGGCCGACGGCTCAACCTTCGCCGGCAGGGTGATCGCCGTCAGCGAGGCCACGCCAAGGCCGAGGCGGAGCGAGTAGCGACACCGGAACGGCGCCACAGAGGCACAGAGAACACAGAGGACGGAAGAGAAAACCGAAAGCTGGAAGCAAAAACCCCCGAACTCAGAACTCCGAACTCCGAACTCCGAACTCAGAACTCGAAAGGAACCCCATGAACACGGAAGTTCAGCCAACCACGCCGCCGGCGGAAGTGCCCACGGGCCTGCCGGCCGCCGATGCGCCAGCCTCGCCCCTCGGCCAGTCGGCCGACCCCCAGCCGCCGGCGCCGGCTGGCGCCGTCGTCGCCAGCTCGCTGGAGGATCTCACGCTCGAACAGATCAAGTCCCTGCGCGTTGTGCAGCTTCGGGCCCTCTGCCAGGCGGCCGGGCTGCCGGCCCGGGTGCACCGCGAGCAGATGGTGGCCTCGCTGGTGGCCCTCAAGCTCGGCGGCCAGGATGGCTACGTCCCCGGCCACACGCTCTGCGAAGTCTGCGGCTCGCCCGGCCTCGTCATGGGCACCCGCCGCCAGAGCCTCGCCGACGGCTCCGGCCGCGTGGTCGTCACGCGCAGCTTCCGGTGCGAGGGCCGCCAGCACCACACGTACCCCATCAGGCAGATGGAGGCCCGCAAATGAGCGACAAGCGCGTATGCAAAATCGCCGCCGGCCTGGCCGGCCTGCTTGTGCCGATCAGCAAGCTCAAGCTCGACCCCAGCAACGCCCGCCGCCACGGCCCGGCGGACCTGGCTCACAAGGCCGCCGCACTGCAGCGGTTCGGCCAGCAGAAGCCGGTGGTGATCTCCGCCGCCGGCGTGGTGATCGCCGGCAACGGCATTTTCCAGGCGGCCGGCCAGCTCGGCTGGACGCACATCGCCGCGGTGCGGACGGCCCTCAAGGGCGCTGAGGTCCGCGCCTACGCCATCGCCGACAACCGCACCGGCGAGCTGAGCGAGTGGGACGAGGATCGCCTGGCCGAGCAGCTCCGCGAACTGGCGGCCGCCAAGGTGGACTTGGATGCCTTGGGTTTCACGACCGACGAACTGGCCGACGTGCTGCATGAGGCACAGGCCGATGAGGGGCCGCCGGCGGCGGATGCGGCGGACGAAGAGCCGCCCAGGAGCAGGCGTGGGGAGGTCTACCGGCTCGGCAGGCACCGGCTGATCTGCGGCGACGCCACCGATGCCGGCACTTACCAGAGGCTGCTGGGCAGGCGGCGGGCGGCGCTGGCCGTCACGAGCCCGCCCTACGGCGTCGGCAAATGCTACGAGGAGCATGGCATTGAGCCGTGGTTTTCGACGGTCCGGCCGGTGATCGAGCAGCTTTGCCGGCGCGCTGAGGTGGTCGTCTGGAACATCGGCGACCTGTACGCCACCGGCTCTCAGCACATCGAGCCCACCTTCGCCCACAGCCTGGGCATGTTTGCCGAGCACGGTTTCAGGCCGCTGTGGATCCGGATCTGGCTCAAGCAGGGGATGAACTTTGGCGTGGCGCCATACCATCTGGTCTCGACCAAGCCCGTCCAGCAGTACGAGTACGTCGGGGCATTCGGCACCGACGAGGAAGGCGCGGCGATCAGCAGGGAGGATTTCTGCGGCACGGACTTCGAGTGGATCGTGGCCATGGCCGGGGCGAAGTACCGTTACGTTCGCCGCCTGTCGCCGCGGCAGCGTCGCGACTGGGGCTATGCGGGCGTCTGGCAGATGAACACCGTCGCCGCGAACGACGAGCACCCGGCGATGTTTCCCGTAGAGCTGCCGCTGCGGGCGGTCCTGATGCACAGCGACGCGGGCGAGACGGTGATGGAGCCGTTCTGCGGTTCCGGCACAACGATCATCGCGGCCGAGCGGACGGGGCGGGCATGCATGGCTGTCGAGATCAGCGAGCGGTTCTGCGATGTGGCCCGACGGCGCTGGGCCCAGGAGGTGCACGGCGAGGGCTGCGACTGGGCTGAGCTGACGCCGGCGGCGGTGGGGCGGCCGTGAAGGTGATGCTTCAGGCAACCGATGCCATCCGCCCCTACGAACGCCACGCCAGGCGCACGGGGGCGGCAGTCGCGGCCGTGGCCGAGTCGATCAGGCAATTCGGCTTTCGTCAGCGCATCGTCGTCGACGCCACCGGCGTCATCATCTGCGGGCACGTGCGTTACGAGGCGGCGAAGCTGCTGGGCCTGCGGCGCGTGCCCATCCACGTGGCGGCCGAACTGTCGAAGCCGGTAGCCAGGAGCCGGGCCTCGCCCCGCTCCGGGCTTTCAGTTTTCAGCTTTTAGTTTTCAGCTTTTCCGTCCTCCTCCGCCCTCTGTGCCTCTGTGGCCTCCGTTCCGGGGCTGCCAGTTTTTTTGGAACTACTCTCCAGATCTGGAGACTGCCCCGTTCCCGCCGGCGGCGGCGGGCGGCATGCTGGCTGGCGTGAGTGCGGAAAACCCCACTGCCGCCGAACTGCTGGCCGAGGTCAACAAGGCCATACTGGACCTCCTGACCAAGCGCGTGCACAGCTATTCGCTGGCGGGCGTCCAGTACACCTATTCCGACCTCGACCAGCTCCGAAAGCTCCGCTCGGAGCTGGCCTCTGAGGTGGCCAACGGCACGCCGGGGGTCGAGCTGGGCACTACCGGCCGGCGCAGGCTCATTTTGGCTGACATCTCCGGGAGGCCCCAATGATCCGCCCCGGGCTAACCCGCTCGCCGATGGAGTCGGCTTCCAGCGCGCTTGCCGCCCGCGAGCTGGCATCGGGCCGGGGCAGCCAGCTCGCCGCCGCCAGCCGGGGCGGCCTGTTGGGCCGGGGGCTGGATGCGGTCGCCTCCGCCATCTCCCCCGCCTGGGGCGCTGCACGCATCCGCAAGCGGGCCGAGCTGGCCATCGCCTCGGGCGGCTACGACGTAACGCAGCCCTCGCGAACGCGCCGCCGCCAGCAGACCTGGGCCCAGGGCCACGCCGACAACGCCCAGACCGAGCGGACGCTGTGGGACCTCCGCGAAATCTGCCGCGACCACGACCGTAATTCCTGCCTGCTGCACGGCATCATCAGCCGATGCGCCGACAACGCCGCGGGGCCAGAGTGGGGCTTTTTGCCAGACAGCGGCGACGCGAGTTTCGACCGCGACGCCGCGGACCTGCTGCGGGAGGCCTCAGCGGCCGCCGAGTATCGCGGCCTCTTTGACCTGCAGGGCGTGCTGTACACAGCCTTCCGGTCGCTGCTGCCCGATGGCGACTGCCTGGCGGTGCACCTGGCCGACAACCGCATGCAGATGCTGGAGGCCCACGAGCTGGCAACACCAGCCGGCGGCAAGGGCTTTTCCGGCCGCACCGTGGTGGGAGGCGTGGAGCTTGACGACGCCGGCCGGCACACCGCCTACTACGTGGTCGATCCACGCGAGGTCCGCCGACTTGCCGCGCCTCGCGGGTTCTGGGCGGGCGGCTACTCCAGCCTGCAGCGCATCGACGCCGCCGACTGCGACCACTGGGCCAACCGCGAGCGTTTTTCCGCCACGCGGGGCGTGCCCGTGCTGGCCAGCAGCCTGGACCTGTTCAGCCGCCTGGACGGCTACCTGGACTCCGAGACCCTCGCCGCCGAGCTGACCAGCCACCTGACCTGGTGGATGAAAAGCCGCGACGGGGCGCAGCTGCCCGGAAGCGAGATCCGCACGGATGGCAACGCCACCGCCGACACCGAAACTGCCTACGACCGCTGGCTGCGCTCCGAGCCTGGCGTGATCCTGAACCTGGGCACGGATGAAGAGGCTGGCGTTATCGACCCGAAGCGCCCGGGGCTGACGTTCGAGCCCTACACGCTCACGATGCTGCGGATGGTCGGCGCGGGCATAGGCATCCCTCTGGAGCTGGTGCTGCTGGACTTCTCGCGGACGAACTACTCCAGCGCCCGGGCCGCCCTGCTGCAGGCGTACCGAACCTTCCGCGTCTGGCAGCGGTTCATCCGCGAGCGAATGATCCAGCGGGTGTACAGCCGTTGGGTGAGCCGCTGGATAGCCCGGCGAGCCCTGTCGCCGCTGCCCAACGCCGCGCGCCTGAAATTCTTCCCGCCCCGCTGGGCGTGGGTTGACCCGCTCAAGGAGGCGCTGGCCATGGAGAAGAAAATCCAGGCCGCCGCCGGCACGCTGGAGGACTGGATCAGCGAGGATGGCCGCCTGGCCGAGACGATCTTTACGGCCCGCGCAGCCGAGCTGAAGCGCCTGCGGCAGCTGGGCGTGCCCACCAGCACCGTGCTGGCCAGCTCCGAGCCGCCAGCCGCCGCCGCCGGCGACGCCGAAAGGCCGCCCGCCGCCCCGGGCCGCGATGGCCGCCCCGATGAACCCGACGACGACGAACAGGAGCAGCCGGCGTGAACTCCCACTACAAAGCCACCATCAAACGCGACCAGTCGCTCTTGAACTACCTGACGCAGGAATGCTGGCTGTTGCACGAGCCAGTGCTGCGTTCGATGGCGGATGTTCTGGCCCGCCACCTTTCCGGCGAGCGGCTGTCGGCTGATGAGGTCCGCCAGATTGTCGCGGCCGCCCGCGGCGATGAGGCCGACCGCGAGGACCGCTACGAACTTTCCGGCGACGTGGCGACCATCCCCATCACGGGCATCATCGCCAAGCACGCCAGCATGGTCAACGGCGTTTCGCAGCCCCAGGGCTCCAGCGTGCAGCGCATAGCCGACGACCTGGCCCGCGCGGTGGCCGAGCCGCGGGCACGGGGCATCGTGCTGCGGATCGAGAGCCCCGGCGGCTCCATAGGCGGGCTGCCGGAGCTGGCGGCCGCCATCCACCAGGCCGATGCGGACAAGCCGGTGATCGCCTTCGTGGATGACCAGGCCGACTCAGCCGCGTACTGGCTTGCCAGCCAGGCCCGGCGGATAGTCGTCACGCAGGCGGCTTCTGTGGGCTCCATCGGCGTCTACACCTTGCTGACGGACTACTCCCAGCAGGCCGAGGCCAGGGGGCTGCGATTCGTGCTGGTGCGTGGAGGCCGCTACAAGGGCGTCGGCACGCCGGGTCTGCCCATCAGCTCCGCCGACGTTGAGCCCATTCAGGCCCGCATGGACGCCCTGCATGGCGTCTTCAAGGCGGCCGTCGCCAGCGGGCGGGGCATGGATGCCCAGGCGGTTGAGGCGCTGGCCGATGGCCGCTCCTGGACGGGCCTGCAGGCCGTCGAGATCGGCCTTGCCGACAGTTTGGGCACGCTGGCCGACGCGATGGACATGGCTCGCCAGGCCGCGGGCGACGCGAAGAAATTCCCCAGACCCGCCGGATCGCGGGCGAAGGCCGATGCAACCCCGACAGCAGAAACCACCGCGGCGGCGGCCGAGGCCGGCAGCGCCGACGCCGGCGGCGATCCCAACCTAACCACCACCCGGCCTCAGGAGACAGTCATGGACGAGAAGGACAAGGCGGCAAAGTCCGCCGAGGCCGCCAAGGCCACCGAGGCCGCCGCCGCGGAGCGGGCCCGCTGCCAGGCGGTTGTCAAGGTGCTCGCGGGCCACGGCGATCTGATCGAGAAGGCGCTGGCCGATGCCAACTGCGACGAGACCCGGGCCCAGGCGATGCTGACTCCCAAGCTCCAGGCCCGCATCGGCGAGCTGGAGAAGGCGCTGGCCGACGCCAACGCGAGGCTGGATGTCATAGCCAAGGGCGGCGCTGCGCCGGTTGCCCAGGTCAAGGCCGCCGACGGCGACGCCGCCGGCAAGACCATGCCCGCCGCCGGCGGCGAGCAGGCCTCCACCGACGACGGCAAGGCCGCCAGCTACCAGGCCCGCGTCGATGCGCTCATCAAGGCCGGCACGGCCAAGGCCACCGCGTACATCCAGGCCGCCAAGGAGATGACCAAGGCCCACAAGGCGTGGACGGAAGCGGCCAGCAAAAGCTGAAAACTGAAAGCTGAAGGCCAGAACTCCGAACTCCGAACTCCGAACTGAAAACTCGAAAGGAAAGCCATGATCGAGAACTTCGGCAACTTCACACTGACCGCCGGCGAGGCCCTGGAGGCCGACCGGCTGGTCAAGCTGTCGGGCAGCACGGCGGTCTATTGCGACGCCGGCGAGGAGCCCGCGGGCGCCACCGTCTTTGCGGCCGCCAGCGGCTCGCAGGTGGCCATCCGCCCGCTGGGCAGCATCGTCCGCATGACCGCCTCCAAGGTCATCGCCGCCGGGGCGGCCGTCTACCCCGCCAACGACGGCAAGGTGTCGGATGCCGCAGCCGGCGGCCGGCGGATTGGCACGGCCATCACCGCCTCCACCGCCGACGGCGGGCGGATCAGCGTGGTCGCCAACATCTTCTCGGGCGACCTGCTTCTGACCTCCACCGGCAAGGTCGAGTGGATGGATGACTTCATCACCGCCTACGTCTACGACGGCGGGCGGGCCTCCACCACGGCCGACCGCGCCGCGTGGCTGCTGACGGTGGTCGACGGCGACTCCGACGCCGCGCAGGTCTTCAACGTCTCCGACGACGGCGCCGGCGGCATCCTCGCCGACACCACCAACAACAAGGCCAACGACGCGAACTACGCGCAGCTAAACGGCGAGAGCTTCAAGACTGCCATCGGCAAGCCGCTGTACTTCGAGGCGTCGGTGGCCATCAACGACGTGGACAAGGCCGACTTCTTCATCGGCCTGGGCATCACCGACACCAGCCCGCTGACCACCACCGACCGCATCGGCTTCCAGGTGGATCACGACGGCAACGTCGACGCCCTGGTCTGCCAGGATTCCACCGAGAGCAAGACCGACACCACGGTCGATGTGGCCGACTGCGCGGCGGTGGCCAACTTCGCCGCCACCAAGGTCAAGCTGGCCTTCTACTGGGATGGCGTGGACACGGTGAAGTTCTACGTCAACGACGTGCTGAAGGTCACCAAGACCGACAACGCCACCACCATCGTCATCCCCGACGACGAGGTGCTCACCCCGACGATCGCGCTGCTGACCACGGCGGCCCAGGTCGTGACGGCGTTCGTGGACTACGTGCTGGTCGTGCAGGCCCGCTAGGGGCCGCGAGGAAGCAAGAGCCAATGACTAAGGCGGCACAGGCGGGCGGCGAAGTGAACCGCGAGGCACGGAGGCCTCGCGGCGCCGTCCGCCCTGCCGCCTTTGAACCCGCCATCCACCACAACCACCAGAAGCGAAAGGAATCGCGATGAGACCCGAAAACAGCAGCGTTTCCCTGCGGCGCGACCTGTCGGCCGTCGCCCAGGAGTTCGACAGCGGCGCCGCTCAGCAGATGTTCATCGGCCGGCGCGTGGCCCCCATCTTCCGCACGGACCGCGACACGGGCAATTTCCCCGTGATCCGCCGCAGCAGCTTCAAGAAGCCCGCCCGCCTGGCCCGCGCTGAGGGCGGCGACTACAACCGCGTCACGGGCGAGTTCGGCATGGGCACCTTCACCTGCGAGGAGCACGGGCTGGAGTACCCCATCGACGACCGCATGCGGGCCCGCTACGCCGAGTTCATCGACGCCGAGTCGGCCGCCACGCGCATTCTCCGCCACCAGGTGCTGATGGCCCATGAGATCCGCGTCGCCGCCCTGACGCTCAACAACGCCAGCTTCACCCAGAACGCCCCCAGCGTGGTCTGGAGCACGTCGGCTACCGCCGTGCCCATCGACGACCTGCTGACCGGCTGCGAGGCCCTGGAAGACCTCACCGGGCTGCCCCGCTCGATGTTCAGCCTGATCATTCCCCGCGCCGACAAGCGGGAGATGCTGGCCACCAGCCAGGTGCAGGATAAGGTCAAGTACACCTACCCCGGCGTGCAGCCGGCCCAGCTCACCGACACGCAGATCGCCGCCATGCTCCAGATCCGCCAGGTGCTCACCGCCGGCGGCTCCTACGACGCCACCGAGATGGGCGTCGCCGAGAGCATGACGCAGATATGGACAGCCGGCCGCGTGATGCTGGCCCTGCTGGCCGACGGCGAAAACACGCCGCTGGAAATGCCCCAGCTCGCCCGCACCATGCTGTGGACCCGCCACGCGCCGGAGCTGCCGATGGTCGAGAGCTACCGCCAGGATAGTAAGTCCAGCGACATCATCCGCATGCGCGATGACACCGACGAGGTGCTCATCGGCGCCGTCAACCTGGCCGGCTACGTGCTGACCACCTAGCCGACGTTTCGACGCCCCCGCCCCGGGCCAGGCCGGCCGACAACGGCTGGATCACAGAACGCCTTGCCCGGGGCGCGGGGTTGTTCGCCGGGCAGACCAACCACGCCAGGAGCGGATCGATGACGCCGGATTGCAGCGAGACAAGCATTCCGCGGAGCTGCGCCGACGCATTCGCCGCCGGCGCCGAGCGGATGGCCCGCCTGGAAACGCAGCAGCAGCAGCTCTCCGACACGATGGTTGCCACCAAGGTCAAGGTCGATGAGATGCACACGCTGATGGTGCAGGCCCAGGGGACCGCCAAGGCGGGCCGCTGGCTCGTCAGCGCTATCAAGTTCGTCGCCGGCGGCGTCATCGGCTGGTTCGTCAAGGGCTAGCGAAGCCGCCGGAGCCACAGAGGACGGAACGGAAAGCTGAAAACTGAAAGCTGAAAGCTGAAAGCCCAGAGGCAACAGGCAACAGGAGCAAGCGATGCGAGCGATGACGATGGCGGAACGGAAAGCTGAAAACTGAAAGCTGAAAGCTGAAAGCCCAGAGGCAACAGGCAACAGGAGCAAGCGATGCGAGCGTTGACGATGATGCTGATAGCGGCGGCGATGATGCTGTTGGCGATGGCGGGCTGCAACGGGCTGTTGGGCACAGCGACGGAGGTTTCGCCCGCGCAGGCGGTCACCTCCAGCCGCGAGCAGACGGCCCCAACCAGCCAGAGCTCCCAGCCCACCAGGCTGATCGTCCGCCCGACCGCCCCATGCCAGCCGGCCGCCGTGGCGGTGGCATCTGGCGGCGCGGGCAGCTCTTCGGCCGTTGCGGCCGCTGCGGCCTTTACGCCGCCGGCAACTCAGCCGGCCCCAACCGTGCTGGACTTTCCCGGAGGCCGGCTGCAGATGGCCGGGCCGGTGGCCCTGGACCTCACATTCGGCGGGGCCGACAGTCGCTACGTGGTGATCACCGATAAATTGAGCCATGCCAGCTCGCCGGGCCTGAAAATAGGCGGCAAGGGCGATGTCGATATCGGCAAGCTCAAGCCGCCAAGCGCCTCGCTGGGCGATGAACCCAAGGCTACCGGCGGGGGCCTCAGCGGCCTGTCGGCCTCCTGGGGCGTGCCGATGGCGGGATCGTCGCTGGGGCTGTACATCGTCGGCGGGCTTTTGATCGTCGCGGGCGTCGTGGTGGCCATCTGGCTCAAGCAGGTCAAGCTTGGCCTGGCCCTGGCGGCCGGCGGCGGCGTGCTGATAGCCGTCGGCGTAACCATCGAGCAATACCCCTGGGTGTGGCTTGTGGCCCTGGGCGTGGCGGTCGGGGTGGCGGGCTGGCTGCTCTATAGCCAGTGGATCGCCAAGCGCAAGGCCGACGCCCTGGCCATCGCGGCCGCCGGCGTGGAGAACGCCTCACCGGATGCCGCCGCAGCCGTCAAGCAATCCATAGCCGCCGCCGGCGGCAGCGAGCCCTGGTACAAGGTTCTGCTGACAAAGGTCAAGGCCGCCATCGGCTCGAAGGTCAAAACCAAAACGTGAACCCAAAGCGGTCATTCGAGGATGTCTTTCGCATCTGGCACAGCTCGCTGAGCGATGCCGGGGATGAAGGGCCCGCCGCGATGCTCGCCCGCATGGCAGGCGAGCGAAAGGCGGCCGGGCCCCTGGCCCGTGCCCGCGAGCAGGCAGCCCTTGGTGGAAGCGACCGGGTGATCTTTGCGCAGCTCGGCATGGCCCTTAAGGCCATCGGGAGAAACAAATGAGCAGTTCCAACCAGCGAACGGCTGAGGCCCTGGAGGCACTGGCCGGCGTCGATCCCGCCAACGGGCTTTCCTACGAGGGCCGCGGCGCCGCCGCCGCCGAAGCGTTGAAGGCCCAGTTCCCGTCTGGTCTCAAGCCGGCCGTCGATGCCGCCGGCGGCGTGAATGTGCCTGGCTCCGTTGCCACCATAGACCTCGCCGAGCGCGCTGTGACCGCCGCGAAGCTCGGCCTCACTAACGCCGCGGTCATCTCACCCGGCGACTCGATAGCCACCGCTTATGCCTGGCTCAAGTCGGCCTCGCGCGATGCGGAGTTCGGCGCGTTGTCCGCCACCAACAGGCGCACGCTGGTGCTGACGCCGGGGCGCTACACGCTGGCGGCTCACCTGACGCTGGATACCAACTACGTTGACCTGGCGGCCCTCCAGCCCGGAACGGTGGAGATCGACGGGGCATCCAGCACGTACCAGGTTCGCGCCACCACGCAGCAGGCCCGCGGGCTGGGCATCTGCTTCGTCGATTGCCCGACCAACCTGCCGCACGGTTCTGCGCTGCTGCGCCTGCCGCCGGTCATCGAGCCGAGCCGCCAGGCGCGGTTCGCGCTGGGCAGCCTGTATCCCACTGGCACGTGGCAATACAACACGCCAGGCGCCACGGGCGCATCGGAGACGTGGATCGTAATATCCGTGCCGATCTACCCAACGGCAGGCAGCACGTGGACGGTGGACTACGCCAAGGCGTCTATGTACGCCCGGACGAACAACTGCTCGGAGGCGTACCTGGCGCTGTACACGAAGGATGGCGACACCTTCTCGCCGGTCGCCAACTCAGCGCATTCCATCGCCATAGACGCCGCGCGGGAATACACCGACCTGGCCACCAATCCTAACCTGACTTGGACGTTCGAGGCTGGCAAAGCCTATCACGTCGTCATCTGTGGGCGACGCATCGCCAACTCGGCCGACCTCCGGCCGTGGATCATGCGCTACAAGACCGGCGGGCCTACCGGCATGTTGTGGGTCAACCAGACCGCCGCCGCCGGCGCACCGCCGACGCTCTCATGGGCGGCCGGCACCGCCTCCACCGCCCCGGCCATCTGGCTGTCGTACAAGACGACCGCGCGCAAGGTCTGGAGCATCCCATCGGCCGTTCACGC